TTAGCCCACGTCCTTCAAGTCTTTGTCACGTTTCGCCAGTAGAGAAGCCATCGTTTCCACACTCCGCTGGCCCTCTTCGGGACTCGCCCGGTAGTTGGCAATGAGGCAGGCCTCACGAGCGCTCAGCTCCGGCTTCGGTGGTTCTCCCTCCCCGAACAAAATCCAATCCGTGGTCACCCCATAATCCTTTGCCAACTTCGCCACAAAAGAGGCCCTAGGGTCCGTGGTCCCATTTTCATAGCCCCACAAAGTGTTTTTGCTAAGGCCATACATTTCGGCGAATTGCGCCTGAGAGACGCTTCCTCGCAAGACCTTGATTCTTTCCCCGACAGTTTCGAAAGACACAAAAACACCTTTTCCAGATTTCTGGAATTGACATAGTCCCAGTTTTCTGGGATAACGCAAACACGAACAGCGACAAACAACGCCACACGAACCGAAAAAAAAGGATCAAACCATGACCGAACGTACCTCCAGACCCATCCGCACTCCGGAAGAGGTGAGGAAGGACTTCGCGCGCAAGGGTTTGTCTATCTCCAAGTGGGCAACCCGTAATCGACTGAATCCCAACACCGTAAGCGACCTCCTGAACGGGCGGAAAAAGGGTGTTCGCGGCGAGTCACACCGCGCCGCCGTGCTGCTCGGCCTCAAGGACGGCGAGATTATACCCGAATCCCGCATCTCCGAGGCCATCTAGCCCATGAACCCTGTCTATCAGCTTGACGAGCACCGGGTCAACGTCCGCGGCTGCAAGAGATCGGACACTATGGCCCCCAACGCGCGGACATCATGAACACCCAGGCAGTGCAGCTCAGCCTCATGGAGGAGGACAACAGAACCCCCCTGGTGGTGGCCGGGCTCGGCGCGGCCGTGAAGGCGGCTATGAACCGCGCGGCAGCGAGGAGCCGCCTCTCCCGAGAGCAGATCGTGGACCGCATGAACCGCGCCGCCTGTGCCGCCGGGGTGCGCATGACCAAGGGCAACGCCAAGACCATCAGCGCCGCTACCCTGGAAAAATGGCTCAACCCTGCCGAGCGCGGGCATATCCCCTCGCTCATCGCCGTCAATGTTTTCTGCCTCGCGCTCTCCGATGTGGAGCCGCTGGCAGTGCAGCTCCAGGCCCACGGGCTGGAGACCATGACCGAGGAAGACCGCAAGCTGCGGGACTATGGCCGGGTCTGCGCCCAGGCCAGGCTGGCCGGAAAGGCCAAACGCAAGATTGAGGAGGAGTTATGAGTGGCCAGATGAGCACCATCGCCGTCATGCCGTCCATGTCTTTGTCCCAGGGCCGGGCCGTGGTTTCCAGCCTGGTGGTGGCCGAACACTTCGGCAAGCAGCACAAGCACGTGCTCGACGCCATCCGGGATGTCATCCGCGACGTTCCCGCCGATTTTAACGAGCCGAATTTTCGGCCCGTTGAGTACCGGGACACGAAGGGCGAAAGCCGCCCCGCCTACAACCTCACCCGCGACGGATTCACGCTCTTGGCCATGGGGTTCACGGGCAGGAAGGCCATGGCCTGGAAGGTGCGCTACATCGAGGCCTTCAACGCCATGGAGGCGGAGATCCTGCGGCTGCGCGAGGCGCACAAGGCGCTGCCCTCGGCGGAGGCTGTCCGCGCGGCCAAGGACCACCACCTCTACAACCTGGGCCGGGCGTGCATGGAGCCGACCCACCCTCTGGCGGAGACCTGGCGGCGCGAGGCGACCGAGTTCATGGAAGCCGCCAACCTGCTGAAGTGAAAAGAACACGAACCACAGGAGAAAATCGGATGAACGACATCATTGAAGTGCTGCTGCGGAAAATCCTGGGCGAAATTAAGTCCGCCAACGAACGTTTTGAAACGGAAAAAACAGAACACGCCGAGGCGACCCAGAGGTATGACCCCTCGGACTGGGGCGGGCAGATCGTTCGCGTGCCGATGGACGAAGGCACCCGCGCCAAAATGGAAGAGGCCCCGCAATGGCATCTGGCCGAGGGCTTCAAGCTCGGCACGAGGCCCTTCCCCGACAGAGCCGCCGCAAAGCTGGAGCAGGATGTCGTCAGCCTGTTCCACTGGCTCTCGAAGCATGTCAGCAGCGAACTGGAGCGCCTGGGTCGAGATATCCGAGCAATGGATAGAACCCGGAGCCAAGAGCCGCATACCAAAGCGAATTGTGAGCCTGTAATAGCGCGAGCATTGGCCGCAAGTGACAGAATAGCAACGGCCCAGGCGCGGTTTCAGCAAAGCCTGGAGCGCCGTCTGGGAGCAGGTCTGCTGCAAACACTTCGTCGAGAAGACGATGCTCACATGCCGCAGGCTCCGGCACAGACGTTGTCAGACCCCGACCATAGTGCAGATCAGAATAATGGCCGTGATGAATCCGCACCTCTTCCCGAGAATGAAGATGCGTAAGCGCCAGCACGACAATGTCCAGCTTCGGAAGCTCGTTGACCAGCACGACATCGTTGATGTCACGCTCCGAAACGGGGGGAAGGTCGCGGATTGTCTCTATGACGTCCCTGGTGATTTCGTGGTCGGAGACCATGAGTTCCATGCCCCCTCTTGTTTTGAGGCACGGTTCGGCAAGAAACTGACGGCGAAGCCGGAGCAGCTCCGCATTGAGCAGACCCTCAACGCGAAGCTGTTCGGGGAACACCAGGCAGACCTCGCCGCAAGACGGGCACTGCCCGTCGGCCTTGAACGCAAGCAATTGTTGGCAGTGTTCGCAGAACACGGCGGGATAGGCTTCCAACATATTTCCGGTTCCTCCTGTGGTGGTTTCAGAGCGCCCGTGAGCGCCAGGGGCTTGAGCAACCCGACCATAGCAGGGGGAACCGGAACCCTCAATCAGCAAGGAGATCGCAACTGATGTCCACCTCTGCCCGACGCGTCCTGCGCATTCAGAAAATCCTCAAGGGCCGGAGCCTCACCGGGCTTTCCAACGGCGAGATAGCCAAGGCGCTCGACGACTCCCCGGCCAACATCTGCCGCGCCCTGACCGTCATGGAAGACGAGGGCATGGTCCGCAGGCTGGAGACCGGGCGATGGGCGCTCGGCATCCTCGCCCTGCAAGGCTTCACCGCGCATGCGCACGAAATGGAACTCGCCCAGGACCGCATCCAGGAACTCAACAGACGCATCCTTTCCGGATCGAAAAACTAAAGGAGCCAGAGCATGAGCAACCGCCTCGCCGACATCTATCAGGACACCGAATCCATCACGCCCGCGCCCGAAGCCCAGCTCGTGCAGGTGCAGGACACCGCCGCCATCAAAGACCAGGCTGTTATGGACAGCTCGGAAGTGTTCAAGGCCCTGGGGCGGATCGAAGCGTCCATGTTCTTCTCGAAAATCGGAAATATTTCCGCCGCGCAGTTTGCCCAGCAGGTGCGAGACGGCAAGAAATACAAGGGCTTGCCCTACGATGACGAGAACGGAAACCGGAAATACATTTCCACTTTTGACGAGTTCTGCGACCAGTTCCTGGGCAAAACCGGGCGGTATGTTCGAGACCTGATCAAGAATCTCCACGCTCTCGGCCCCGACCTCTACGAGTCCGCCGAGCGGATCGGCTTCCGCGCCAAGGATTACCGCGCCCTGAACGCCCTGCCAGCCGAAGAGCAGGCCGTGGTGAAGCAGGCGCTGGAGAGCGAGAGCCGCGACGAGGTGCTCGACATCCTGCAGGACCTGGCCGCGCGGCACCAGGCCGAGAAGGAAGCGGCAAAGCAGGAGCGCGAAAGCCTGCAGGCCGACCTGGACGCGCGGGACAAGGTGCTCGAAACCAAGGCCCAGCGGCTCGACAAAGCCGAGACCGAACTGGCCAGGCTCAAGAGCCTGCCGAAAAACGCGGACACCGAGCTGCGGCTGGAGATCGAGGCCGAGGCCGTGAAGACCCTGAACGCGAGGCACATAGAGGCCCTGGCCGCGTTCAAGCAGTTCCTCGCGCAGGTTGAGGCCATCACCGAAACGCCGGGCATCTCCACGCACACCGCCGGATATTCCATGCAGATCGCGCAGGTGCTCTGCGAAGACATTGGCGCGGCCCTGGCCGACCAGGGCATTCCCGTGGACTTCGAGGAGATCGTCTCCCCGGCGTGGACGAGCGAGGCGGCGCTTGCGGACCACGAGTCCGGCAACATCACGAGCCCGCAGGCCGGAGCCATCTAATGACCACCATGGGCAACACCACCACGAAGACCGGGAGCGCAGCCGTTCGCCTGGGCGAGTTGGACACGCTGCGCGACCTGGCCGCAAGGCTGGCCGAAGCTCCCCACGGCAAGCGCGGCGAGCTGGTGGACGAGGTGGCCGGGCTGCTCTGCTGCTCTCGCCAGCAGGTGTACCGCAAAATGGCGGACCAGCTCGGCTGGAGCGGCGGGCGCAAGCGCAGGAAGGACGCGGGCAAGATCATGACCGATGAGGAGCTGGCCGTGAAGGCCGCCCACCTCCGGCACGTGGCCACCCGCGCCCACGGCAAGCGCACCCTGCCGCTCTCCGACATCCGCGAGATGCTGGCCGAGTCCGGCGAGGGCTGGACCAACCCGGAAACCGGAGAGGTGATCATGCCCAGTGTAACGACGCTCTCGCGGGCCATGCGGGCATACGGCTGCCACCCGGACATGCTGGATGCCAAGCCGCATACGCACATGAAAAGCCTGCACCCCAACTGGTGTTGGCAGGTGGACCCCAGCCTGTGTGTCCTTTTCTACCTGCCGAAGACAGGCATGCAGTGCATGGAAAAGGAGAAGTTCTACAAGAACAAGATAAGCAATTTCGCAAAGATCGAGAATGAGCGCGTCTGGCGCTACGTCATCACCGACCACTACAGCGGGACCATCTATGTGCGCTACGTGCAGGCCCCGGGCGAATCGGCCCAGGGGCTGGTGGACGTGTTCGTGGACGCCATTTCCGAGCGCGGCCTCAACGACCCCATGCACGGCGTTCCGCACATGCTTTACATGGACAAGGGCAGCGCAAACACCGCCCACCTCTTCATCAACCTGCTCAACAGGCTCGGCGTGAAGTGGGATGTGCACAAGGCCGGGAACCCGCGCGCGAAGGGCAGTGTCGAGGTTGCGAACAACATCGTCGAGACGAAGTTCGAGGGCAGGCTCAAGTTTGAGAACGTGCGGTCCCTGGAAGAGCTGCAGGAGCTGGCCGCGCGTTGGCGCTTGCACTTCAACGCCCGCGCTCCACACGGCAGGACTGGCAAGGCGAGAAACGACATCTGGATGACCATCCGCGAGGACCAGCTCATCAAGGCCCCGGCCAGGGAGCTGTGCCGCGAGCTGGTGACCACCAAGCCCACAGACGCTACGGTCCAGGACGACTTGTCCATCACTCATTCGATCAAGGGCTTTGGGCGCAACACCTACGACCTGAAGTGGGTGAACGGTGTCCTGCCGGGCATCAAGGTCAAGGTGGTGGTCAATCCCTACCGCGCTCCTGCGGTGGATGTGCTCATGCACGAGCCGCTCACCGGAGAGGAAACGGTCTGGACCGTCGAGCCCGTGGAAAAGGACGAGGCCGGGTTCTGGAAGGACGCCGCCGTTATCGGCCAGGAATACAAGGCCCTGCCGGAGACCAAGGCGGAGACCATGCTCAAGAGGATTGAAGAGGCGGCCGGGCCGGACCCCAAAGCGCCCAGGGCCCCGGAGCGTGTGGACGTCATGGCCGACATCAAGCCCGCGCCGGAATACATGCCGCGCCGAGGCCGCGGGCTCGACCTCGACGCCTCCCGCCGCGAGATTGCGCCGCTCACCGTTGCCGAGGCCGTGGGCCGGCTCAAGAGCGAGCTGGGGCAGGCCCCCGAGGGCGCGTATGCCTGGCTCAAGCAGCGCTACCCGCGGCGCGTTCCGGTCGCGGACATGGACAAGATCATCGAACGTTTCACCAACACCGAACCCAAGACGACCACGGCGCTGCTGCGAGTGGTGGGAGGTGAGCAATGACGGGCCTGAAGAAACTGCTGGAGGAGAACGGACTCTCCCAGCGCTGGCTGGCCGGAGAGGCCGATGTCTCCCCGGCGACCATGAGCGCCATCGTCACCAATGGACGGTGGCCCAAAACCATCAACAGGGCGGAGCTGGAGCAGAGCATCCGGCAGGCGCTCACGGCCAGGGGGCTCCCGGAGGCGGAGATAGCCGGGGCATTCGAGAAGAAACGCGGAGCAAAGGCCAGGAAGGCCAAACAAACAAAGGAGAACATCAGCATGTTGAGAAAGCAGGGACTTTCCCCCAAGGCAAAAAGGCTTTTCAATCTGCCGTTCGACCCATTCGGCGAGGTCGGCGAACAGGCGGACGTGTACCAATCCGAACAGTACCGCTACGTGTTGCAAAGCATGCTCGACGTGGCCAAGCACGGCGGATTCCTGGCCGTTGTCGGCGAATCCGGGGCTGGCAAGTCCACGCTTCGCAGAGACATGATCACCCGCATCCTCAACGAGGGGCTTCCTGTAATCGTCATTGAGCCCTGCACCATAGGCATAGAGGACAACCTCGTGGATGGCCGTCGGCTCAAGGCGGCACAAATTCAGGAGGCAATCATGGCCGATGTCGCGCCCAACGCCAAGCTGCCGCGCAGCCCAGAGCTGCGCGAACGGCTGCTCAAGAAGACACTCATCGAGAGCAACATGGGCGGCAACAAGCACTGCCTGATCATCGAAGAGTCGCACCGACTCCATCCCGCCACGCTCAAGCATCTCAAGGGATTTCTGGAACTGGAGCACGGTTTGAGCAAGCTGCTCTCGGTAATCCTCATCGGCCAGCCAGAATTGTACCAGAAACTCCGCCAAAACGACCATTCCATCCGCGAGGTGGTGCAGCGCTGCGAGGTGGTCAGCATCCCGCCCATGGACGGCGAGCTGCCCGAGTTCGTGCGCCATCGCTTTGCCCGGGCCGGTGCGGACGCCGCGTCGATCATCACTGATGAGGGCATCGAGGCCCTGCGCGCCAAGCTCACCGGCCCGGCCCCGCGGGGCCGCGGCAAAGGCGAAAGCAGAGTCTATCCGCTGGCTGTGGGCAATTGGCTGACGGCTGCGATGAACAAAGCCGCCGAGCTGGGCGCGCCTGTTGTGGACGAAGACATCGTGAACAACGTCTCGATGACGGCATAAACAAAGGAGGACACCATGCAGAAGACAACGCACGACATGCGCCAGACCGGAAACCGGGCAACGCACATTCCCGACGGCCCGAGGAGCAGGAAGATTTACCACACCGCGCTGGGAATCAAGGAGATAGCGGCGCGGATCGTGGACCACCCGGCGGCGGTTGAGGAACTGACCCACGCGGCAAACGTGCTGCTGGCCGAGTCGCAGTCCGTGGCCGAGCTGGAAACCAACATCATGCTGCACCGCCTGTGCGTTCGGATGCACTATGCGCGGATCAGCAGGAACTAGGAGGACCCATGGAAGGATACATGGAAAATGCCCGGGGGCACCAGGTGCCCCTGGACCAGGTGAAGGAGATCGACCGCGTCCGGCACGAGCTGGTCCTTGAAAAGGTGGAGCTTTTCAGGGCGATGCGCCAGGAGCTGCGCGACCTCAAGGCCGACACGATGGGCGACATCGAGGCGTTTGTCCAGCTCTCCGGCGAGAAGTATGGCGTGAAGGTCGGCGGCGACAAGGGCAACATCACGCTCATGAGCTACGACGGCAAGTATCAGATCAAGCGCCAGATCAGCGAGCACCTTGCCTTCGGCGAACAGCTGCAGGCCGCCAAGGAACTCATCGACGAGTGCATCAAGGAATGGACCCAGGGGTCCAGGACCGAACTGCGGGCACTGATAAACGACGCGTTTCAGGTGGACAAGGAGGGGCGGATCAATACCGGCCGCATCCTCGGCCTGCGGCGGCTCAAGATCGACGATGAGCGCTGGGCCCGGGCCATGGACGCCATCAGCGACAGCCTGCAGGTGGTCGGCAGCAAGGCGTATGTCCGCATCTACGAGCGCAACGCGGACGGCAGCTACTCGGCCGTGGCGCTCGACATGGCCAAGGTCTAGCCATGGATGACCATCAGCTCATCACCTGCACGCTTCTGCACGCCCGCATCAGCGCCGAGCAGTGCGAGTACAACCGCACCAAACCGTTAGGGCCGTGCCAGCGCTGTGTGGATGGGCGTGGCCCCCAGCAACAGGAGGACAACATGACGGACCAGGCTAGTCTGGCCACCAACGTCGGCGAGATCATCGACAGGATGCGACAGGCAGTCAATGCCCCGACAGATACAGCTCTCCGGAAGATACTCCGCGGCAGCGTCGGGACGGCGCGGTGCGTCAACAAAATCCCGCCGCGTTGGTACTCGCTGCTCGCCGAACGCGGGATATCGGTGGAATGGCTCAAGACGGGCAACGGCGAGATGCTGGTTGATCGCAAAATCGACAGTGATCCTGCTGACAACGACCGTTGCCCTGCATGCGATGCGGGCAACATGGGCAGTACCGGGATGGAGGAGGACGCGGCCAATGGCGCGGCCGTGGACCTGGACCCCTCCCATGGACCTGCGTTCAATACGGCCCGGGAACCCGCCGCCGTGAAGCCCGCCGCCGTGGGGCCAAGGCCTGATAGCGACCTCGCGGCATACGACACCGCGCAGTTGCTCTATGAGCTGCGGAGCCGGATGCCCGACGCCAACATCGTGCTGGAGCTGCCCGCATGCCAGTGGTGAGCACCAGCACGGCCACGGAGCGCCTGGTGCCTCTGCGCTGCCTGCAGGCATCCGAGGCGCAGACCCTGCGGCTCCTGTCGCTGGTCAGGCAGATGAGCAAGCGGTTGGCCGAGATCGGCGGCGATGGTGTCGCCGACCTCGTGGCCAAGGCCGAGGCAATAGAGGCTGGGGCGGATACCTCCATACCCGGCCAGGAATACATCAACAGCGCCGACCTGGCGCAAGGAGAATGAAGATGGACAAGCGTGATGTGATCGAAGTGGTGGCCCAGAAAGCGGAACTGACCAAGACCAAGGCCGCCGAGGCTGTGGACGCCATGCTGGAAGGCATCACCGAAAGCCTGGCATCCGGCCACAAGGTGACCCTTACCGGGTTCGGCGTGTTCGAGGTCAAGGCATCCAAGGCCCGCATGGGGCGCAACCCCAAGACCGGAGAGGAGATCGAGATCGCGGCGAAAAATACGCCGAAATTCCGGCCCGGCAAGACGCTCAAGGAGGCGGTGAATGGCTGATGTAGCCTCCGGAACCTGGGTGTCCGCGTATTGTGGTCGCGTCCTCGAACGTGTCGAGCATGCTCAAAAGCACCTGGCAGAGGTTGTAGAGCAGGTGCAGATCATTGAGCATGGCGAGGGCCTGGACACCAGGCTGGATGCCATCAACGCTGCTGCAACGCACTGCGGCGTTGTCGTCAGCGACATGCAAAGAGCAATCATCGAGCTCAAGTCATAACCGCGAAACCGCCCTTCGGGGCGGTCGGCATGGCGTTGCGGCCATGTCCTGATGGGCAGCCACAAAAAGGAGGAGGAGTAATGCGACCCTGCCCGTTTTGCCACTCTGTCAACATCATGATTACCAGCCGGGATACGTCCCAAAACGCCCGGATGTACACCCGCGTACCCAGGCAGCCCAAGTATCAAATTCGGTGCACCAAGTGCGGCGCGCGCGGGCCCATCACCCGCACGGAACCAGAAGCGTGGGACGCATGGTCCGGCGAACGCAACGTGGTCATGCCGCTGCTAGACTGATCACCGCAACACATATGGAGATAGGATATGCCGATGATCTGCCCGCATTGTAAGGCGCAGCTGGCCCTCACCATCACGATCACCGCCGAGGGGGCCGAGACGCAAACGGATTCTGTGGTTGGCACGCTCCCGCTCAACGACGGGAGCGAGTACGGCGTCAGCAAGCAAATGCTGGACGAGTTGGCCGCGCTCTATCCGGCCGTGGACGTCCTCCAGCAACTGCGCAACATCAAGGGTTGGCTCGTGGGCAACCCCACGCGCCGCAAAACCAGGCGCGGTATCGTTAAATTCATCACCGCGTGGATGGCCAAGGAGCAGGATCGCGGCGGTGCGCGCGGGGGTGGCTCCGGGCAGCGGCAGGACCGCGCGGCCCAGGGGTGGCTCGACGTGCTGCGGGTGATGCGCGACCCGCGTCAGGCGTTCCGGGACCCCGTTGCACGGGAGGTCGTCTACGAGTTGTGGGGCGGGCCCTATGTCCTGGAGCGGATGACCGAGCGCGATCGTGATTTCCGGCGGCATGATTTCGCGGCCGCCTACAACGCCAAGCTGGAGGCCGACAATGGCACGCCGTAGCCCCCGCAACGCACTGCTCGGCAAGATACACCTGGGCCTCAAGCAGCTCGTGGACCAGGGCGTCATGACCAAGGACGATTACCGGCTCATGCTGGAGGACCGCTACGGCTACCCCTCCGCATCCCAGCTCACTGTGGATCAGCTCAAGCTCGTGGTGGAGCACCTCGAAAAGCTCGGCGCGATCTTCACGAAGAAGCCCACGGCGGACGACCCGCAGGCCCGCTTGATACGCCACCTGTGGCTCAAGCTCCATGCGGCTGGCAAGGTCCGCAACCCGAGCGAGGCGGCGCTCTCGGCATTCGTTAAGCGCCAGGTGGGCGTCGACCGCCTCGATTGGCTTTCTCCGCGTCAGGCCAGTGACGTCATCGAGCACCTCAAGCAGTGGCTGGAGAGGTAAGGAGTCGAGATGGATACCCCCAGAAAGCCCGCAGCAGAACTCCTCAAGGACTTGGCCGACCATTCGTCCGTCCTGGCGTCGCGGATACTTGATATGCCCCAGGATGACGCCGAGCAGTTCGGCGAAGCCCTCGCGGCGTATATCGCCGACTCCTGGGGCGGACAGATCATCTACATGCCGCAGGACGCCGCTGGCAGGGCCTCGGAGCGCAATGCTCAAATCTATGCGGAGTTCCGTGGAGACAACCACGCGGAGCTGGCAAAAAAGTGGGGCTTGTCCGTGCAGCACATCCATCGTATCATTGCCCGCGAGCGCAAGAAGAAAGAAATCAAACAGGCGGCCCTCCCGCTGGATTGA